ATTTAGTAAAAAGTCAAGTTCCGTGTTATTCCAACTAACATTAGTTAACTTGTAGGTTATGTTCACTATGGAACCGCTATGGTAAAGGTTGCGGTAACTGTTTGAAAACCACCCGATGGTGCTTCTACATCTACAGTTCCAATAACGCCAAGACCGAAGGCTCCCGTTGCTTCCCACTGGTCAAGATACGCGACACAGTCTAGGAGTACCCAAGCATCTACTGCTGAAATATACGCAGAGTCCTGCAACTTAGTCTCGGTTGGAGCAAGTCCACGACCATTTGTTGTAGGGATTTCTCTAGCAATAGTTGTTTTAAGAACAGCGCTACGTGGGGAGTTGCACTTCTGAGGACGAGTTGCTTCATCCCCTGGAGGGCCAATGTAAAGTTGCTGGAACGAGATAACTAACTGCTCGCAGTCGATTGCCTCTTGTCCCATCGTCCAATATTGACGAGTAGGCAAGGTGACACCGTGGAAGGTGTACCTATCAACAATAACTTGTAGTAGTTGATCTAGAAGGGTCTTAAGACTGAGTGCCTCAGCAGATACACCAGCAATACTGGTAATCGGCATAACTACTCAGATTCTTCAGCAGGTGCTTCGGTTACAACTTCTTCAACTACAGGTGCTTCTGCTTTCTTTGGAGCAGGTGCAGCGGCTTTTTTAGCAGCCTTTGGTGCAGCAGGTGCAGCCTTAGCAGCGCCTGGCATGTCAGAAGCACGGAAATTCGTCTGAGCCATCATTTTTCCTTAAGGTAGGTGGTGGTTATATTTTAGCCTGTTTTTGCAGGTCCGATTTTGTGCGAAAAGTTAATCCAATCAAGAAGCCTGGACTCCCATGAGTAAGCATCATCTATTATGCTTTTTTGAAAGGTAGAATCAAACCCTGATCGCACTACTTTTATAGCGCTCTTTAGTTCTGGCACCAAAGCGTCCACATGCTGAGAAGATTCGTATCTCATTTCATAATGATTAGCAAAACCCATAGAAGTCTCTGGGAGAACAGTTAGATTGCTCGTAACGCATAGGCACCCTGCCGAAAGCGCTTCAATTAGACAAAGACATGAGGTTTCGCGCCAAGTTGAGGGATAGGCAAAAATATGAGTTTTTTGTAGTTGTTTACGAACTTTTTTATTAGATGTTCTTCCGTGAAGAATTACCCTGCTGTCTCTTTCGCATCTTTCTTTTATAGCGTCTTGGAACTCTATCTTCCAGTCAATGGTGTCTGTATTTAAGTCCCCGAACACGTGTAAGCGTATATCCTCATCCTCAATTTGAGATAAAGCATCTAGAAGGATGTCTAGCCCTCGATACGGCTCCGAGTGAAATATCAAATTTACAGTGTCAGCAGGTTTTTTCTTGCTTTTGATGGGGGTAATTGCATTCTTTAAAACATGACTTTTGTGAGCAATGCGATAGCGTTCAGTGAATCTTTGGTATTGAAAGTGGGACACAAAGACCACATGAGCAACTAGCGGATTCTCTAACCACGAAAGATCCCCCTCAAACTCGCCTAAATGAACCCAAGCGATGTTTTTTCCATCTTCTCGTAGGTTTATCTCTCCAGGAGCGACAATCCAATTCCAATCAGAAAGAGATGGAACGTAGGGTAGAACGTGCTCTTCAAGAGCGAGCATCATCAACTCAGTGCCACCAAGCCACTGTCTAGGCTCAAATATCTTTTGACCACTCATTAAAGTTCCCCTCGTAATGCTTTATCCCTATATGGGCACAGTTTATTCTTTTATCAAGAAAAATCTTATAGCCAAGTCTTTGCAGTTTGTCGCAAGCAACAACATCTTCTGACCAAACCATGCCATTTTTTACTAACACCTCGAAAGCATTTTTATAGGTAATTTCACCATCTTGATACGGCTCACTTGAGTTCCAGAGTTGCTTTAGCGCATTAGTTGATGTCTTTAAGAACCCAAAGCCTAGAGCGTCTACCTCTACAACATCACCACTGGCTAGCGGAGATCCAGCCTTTAATACGTAATCTTCTTTGTCATTCTTTTTTCTGTATGTAGCGCCAATCACATCTAGTTCGCTATTTACTAGGGAGATAAAATCTTGTGGATGCCACGAGATATCTGAGTCAATCCACACAACAGATTCTGGGTTCCTAGGAAGAATGTTGTAAAGAAGTTGATTCCGCGCTATCTGCACTAAGGGATCATTGTTTATTGTAAATAACGAAACGTGAATGCCTTGAGACTGGCATAAGTCCATAGTATTTACAAGACTGTTTACATATGAAGTATGTAGTCTCCCGTCATATGAGGGAGTGGCAATGACTACTCGTCTCATTCGGACTCTATTGAAAATTCTTTCTCGTGCCAGATTTCTACCTGACGTAAAAAGTTTTCTACTGTATTAAAGTTTTTGTTGTACTGCTCCCCAAGAATTGCATTGGTTAGCGTCACGTGATACCCAAATACTTCATCCTCTGGGTCATAGTTTCCGCGCGCGTTTCCAATTTGAATGGTCACGTGGATCGCCGCAGTTCCCTCAAATGGATCTTCAAAACTGTCTACATTAAGTATTTCTTTTCTGTTTTGATAGATTTCTTTGAGTAATGTTATTGCTTTACTAAGTTTGTCATTATCTACATATTCAAAAGTCATTATTTATACTCTTTCTTCTGCCAAATATTTTCTTTGTACCAACCCATAATCTTGTTTCTGCCTCGCATATCTCCGTTAGGAAACTTATTCTCGACAATAATACTTTGCCAGTTATCACGCTTGAACGGGAATAGTTGAATAATAGGAGTTCCTTGTTTAATAATGCCCTCAAAGTCTTCACGGACAGCGAACGGGACTCCTCCAGCACCAAGATACTGATCTGCTTCCATAACTCCACTAGTGACAAATGTTGGTAAATCTAACCTGTTTAACGGCTGAGTTACAAGAACACTGTAACCATCTGGAACCTTGAAACCACTCTTCATTTCCCAGGCTTGTAGAAATGGAGAGAATCCAGGAACGTTAGGCATCTGTTCCCCAACTTCCTTAGGCCGAGGCGATATAGGCGGAACATCGCTAGACCAAGTAAGACGAGTGTGGCCGTCAATTTTTTCTACAAGAATGTCGCAGTGAAGTTTAATAATGTAGCCAGCAGTAATTGCATCTAAGAATGGAGAACAAGCCTTAACTCCAACATTTACAGATCCGTTTTCTGAAATTTGTACCTTGTCCCCGCGAACAAACTTTGGTACTTCTTTGTACCACTTAGGGATTTGAGTGTAGCCAGGAACTGGATGCTCAATTAACTCTTCAGTACCGTTGTTATGAACCCAAAACTCAATGACTAATGGCTTATCTTTCTTAAGTTTTTTCTTCATCGCCATACCTTAGGTGTCCTGTAGAAAGTCTTATATCTGTTTGTAAGTTTACGCTTAGCATTTTGCCAAGATGCCTCGGAGTCAAGATAGTTTTCTTCCAATACTGCGTGGGACCATTCCTCGCGCTTAAAAGGAATAACTTGAATTATTGGAGTGTTCATCTCTAGAATCCCGCTCCAACCGCGCTTAAAAAATACGGGGAAGTTAATTGGATTTATGTGCTTATCAGTATCAACAATTCCTGGGATCGAGTAGTAAGGCAGGTCCTCGCGTAGGGGCGGTGTCATAAATAAGCACGAATAGCCTGGGGGAGTCTTTATAATCCAAGGATTATTTAACTTAATACCAGTTGGGTAGTAGTCACTAGGAACATTGAATTCACTAAACTGAACTGGATCATGCACGTCTATTGATTTAATGTTGTCAATACTCCACGAAAAAGATGGGGAGTTATCGTCTCCGCCTTCTGGTCTAACGTAGATATCTGCAGGAAGAAGTATGGAGTAGCCAGCAGAGAGCATGTCAAATACAGGCATGCAGGCTTTTATAGTGCGAGCAGAGTTACCTGTTACAGGGTCAATAGCAAGATTGTTTTCGTAAACTTGAGACTTTTGGCGTTTGTACCACTCAGGGATTACTTTTGATGAAGGTACAGGAGGATCAAAAACTTTACCGTTTTCCCTACTTAGAGGAATAAACTCGATAAGTTTTTGGTCAGAGTTATTCCGTAACCCCGCTAGCCAATCTTTCTTGCTCAAGTTTTTCCTGCCTATTCTTCTCTTCTAAGTAGTGGTATTGACCTACTACTTGAAGCAACTTAGCGTATGCTGAAGTCTTTTGTAGAAGACTACCAGTTCCATCTGTCATTTTAACAAGTTCTTCTTCAGCAGATGCTATCAAGTTTTCATTGATATCTGCAATAAGACTCTCTAAGTTGCCAGAAGACGCTTCTACAAGCATTTTTACTTTATCGTAACTGTTTAGTTCAATTATGTTCGTGTCTGAAAGAAAAAATAAAATTCTATCTTCAGCAACAACTGATCTATAAGCCATTATTACTCCAATTTACTTTGTTTGTTATATCTTAATATACATTAGTGCTGTTACATATGGTGGAAGCGTCGTGTCAGCAACAGTCGTGCCAGCAGTCGTGTAGTTATGGGAGTGTCCAGTTCCAGTGGATGACCCATGATTAAAGTAAAAAGTATCACTATGCCCCCCGCCACCTGCAGTATTGGCACCGTTCCAATACTGAGCGTGGGTATGGTTGATAGACGCTAAAGAATTAGGCCCGTCCCTTTTTGAGCCAGCCCCCGTATGCGCTGCAGCAGAGTTAGTGTTTACATACGCTGCTGCGACTGAGTGACCATGATCTGCACCATAGCCAGCGCTAGCAGAACTCGAGTGATTGTGATCAAATCCATCATTGGTTGTTGTTCCAGTTGCATTTGTTCCAACAGTATGCGTATGAGTGTTACCACCTGCTGTAGATGAAAGATTTACGTTTGCATCTTTCATTGCAGTAAATCTAGGAGTTGTATATAAGTTTGGAACATTGAATGTTGTAGAAGCAGCAGGCTGGTCTGTCGTACCAGCAGAGTAGGCAGTTCCACCATATGTATTGCTAATAACTGCATGTAGAGCGCGGTAGGTATAAGTATTAAGAGCGCGACCGTCGCAGGGGCATAGTCCCGTAGTTGCAGGGGAGTCAGCCGAATAAGTAGAACCACCAACAGGAATAATCACACCAACTGGAAGCAATAAGTCTGTACTACCTGCTACGTCAATTTGATCTTTAATCTTTAAATTTTCGCCCACGTCATCACACCTTAATCATAAAGTTAACAGTAAAAGATGGAACTACGTAGGATCCAGCAGTGGAAGTCCCTGAGACGGCTGACGCCGAAGTGTGAGTGTGCGCTGTGCCAGTGCTTCCGTTAATTCCTAAACCATCTACGTTGTGATAACTAGCATTGGTACCGTCGGCATTAGTATTAGCAAAACTGTAGCCATCATGAACATGAGCACCGCCTGATCCATAGCCAGCACCACCTGTCCCAGTTTTGTTTGCATTTGCTGGGTTAGAACCGTTTGCTCCAACGTAGCCAGTACCAGAGTTTCCATGCGAGTGGTAAGAGGCTCCTCCACCAAAACCAGCCTGAGCAACAGCATGGTAGTGGTTAACTGTTACGCTATCTGAAGTGGCATTTGCATTTACAGTATGCGAATGATTTGTAGCGCCACCAGTTGCTGCTGCCCCAGAAGACATAGGGAATAGATAGTTACTAACTAAGTTGGGAACCCTAAAATGAGATGTACCTACGCCACCTGATCCGTTTGTTTCCCCATAGCGAGTTCCAATTTTTGCAAAAAGAGTTGCGTAAGTACCAGTTTTACTATATTCAGTGCCATTACATAGGAGCCACCCTGTAGGGGCAGATGTCTTGATCGTGGAGATAATAGACCCAACCGTAAAGTAAGGGATAACGGAAGAAGCAGAGGTAATTCCGCTTTCAACTTGAAAATCAGCCATGCTACCCTGCCTTAATTATGTAGTTTAAGTACATAGTTGGCGGTAATTCTGCTGTAGTACTGAGCGCTGCAGCACCGCTGCTTATGCTAAAAACATGAGAGTGAGTAGGGTCAGAAGCATTTGCACTTACAGAATCAATATTATGCCCGTGGTACACGCCAGTTTGTCCCATGTTTCCAGCGTAGTTTGACCAATAACCGTAGTGGTAGTGAGTTCCAACCATGTTTCCTTGTGTACCATTAACAAAGTTACCAGCATTGGTCATATATGGACCTGCTTGTCCAGTGCCAAGAATGTAGTGATCATGGTAAGCAGTACTGGCTCCAACGCCATTGTAGTTAATATTATGAGCATGATTTTGTGCGGTGCTGTTGTTGTTAGAAGAATTGGATGCCAGATAATTTGAAGTATGCGTATGACCACCAGCAACGTTGGCTCCAGCAGTGTTTGCAGTTGCCGCGCCTCTTAGGTACTTCTTTTGTAGGTCTGGAATAGTATTTGAGTTGCCAAGAAGAGTGTAAAGTTCTGGGTAAGTTGTAGCAGTAAAAGTTGTGCCGTTACAGAGCAACCAACCAGCAGGAGCAGTAGAGCCTGCATAGGCAAGAATGGTTCCAACTTCAGGAAGTAGCCCCCCAAGGGTTTTTGAAGACAGGCCAGAAGAAACCTTTAGGTTCTTATTAGCCATGCTATACCTCGATAGTTGTCTTTAGGACTTTTACTGTGGCGTTAGTGCTGGAAGCATTTGTAATAGTTGCCTGTAGCAGTAAGTTGCCACTTGAAATTGTACCAGAAATGGTAACTGGAATGGTTCCAGCCGTAGGCTCTAAAATTGCAAATTCTGTGATGTATGCAGTTGTTCCGTTGTGCATCGCTACTACCTTAGAGGTGTAATAGTTAGAGCCCTGGGTGATCTGCACTAGGAATTCCGCGCTTCTATTAACAGATATCGCATATGAGTCAATAGTTGTAGCAGTGTTTGCAGTTACTGAAGTAGTAGTTGGAGCAGACGCGCCACCTGAAGCATTTGCCCACTCAATTGCTGTAGCCCCAGCATTTACAGTAAGAACCTGACCTGCTGTACCTAAGGTAGTAAGACCAGTTCCACCGTACGCATAACCTAGGGCGTTAGTTAGGTTTAGGGTTGGGATTGTCACAGTTCCAGTGAAAGTAGGGCTTGCTAGACGAGCAATGTCAGCATGGATATATGACGTACCAATAACGTCTCCAGCCCAAGCGCCGTAGTAAGAACTTGCTTGCATAGGGGCAAGAGCGAAGGAAGCATGAGACGTATCAATATTTACTGCTTCATCAGGCTCTGGGGTGTATCCCTGGAAGAACTTAAACTTTCCATCTGATGCATCGCGGAAAAGACCAGCATGAGCGTATGAGCCGCTGAAGTATCCGCCAGCAAAACCTAAGTCTGGATTTACTTCGGTTTTTGCGTGAGAAGTTCCACCGCTAACAAATGTGTCAGTAGTTGTTTTAGCAACTACAAATCCCAGTGAATTAGCCGAGAAGATTGTAAGGTTTTCAGACGAGGCTATGTTGAAAGAAGACGGAGTCATTCCCGTAATTCTTATGTCCATACCTGGGGCATAGCCAATATTACTTGCTGTGTATGTAACATAAGTTCCATTACCAACAGCATTTGTAATAGCAGCGTCTTCTGCAGCATTTAGATAAATTAAGTTATCTCGCGTAGCCACAGTGGTGGAAAAAGTAGATGTGGTAGTTCCTTGAACAGCAAGGTTTCCATTGACAGTCAGGTTGTTACCGATTGTTATATCGTCTGGGAGACCTACAGTTACTGCGCCAGAGGTGGTAGAGACCGAAACTTCATTAGTAGTTCCAGTTACAGACTTTACATAGTTTGTAGAATCAATTTCCCATGTGTCGGCAGCAGTCCACTTCAAAAGACCTGTCGGACCAGTAACTCCCGCGATCACAGTAAGTCCCGCGTCTAGAGGTTGGTATGAAGACGCGGCGGTGGTAGTAGTTAGGTATGTTGATGCAGCGCTAGTAGTAGTTAGGTACGTATTAGTGTCTAACGCCCATGTGTCAGCAGCAGTTTTGTATAGGGAACCTGTAGGCCCAGTAAGACCAGCAATAGCGGATAAATCAGCGTCATACCCTTGAACGGTTGAACCAATGTCTGTAGTGACAACAAGAGTTTTGCTACTTGGAATTGTTGTACCGTTTACAGATGTAGCAGTAGCCACGCCAATATTTGGGGTCACGAACACGGGGGAGTCAGGGATTCCGATTGTTACTGAACCTGTAGGGCCAGTCACAAAGATTTCGTTGTTTGTACCAGAGATATATGTAACGCCAACGTTAGTTAAGTTTATTTTTCCAGTCGAGTCGTTGTACTCAACTGCAATTCCTGAGTGAACACCAGTAGTAAATAGTGATGCTGCCGCGTCCTGCGCGAGTTCATCCGAGAAGTATTTGTTTGTAGTTCCTTCTGGCACTATGTCTGAAGACAGTGAAGTTTCTACTGGACGACCAGATGATCCATACCAAATCTTGTCATTAGTTAGGTTTGGAAGTGTTTCAATGGATGAAGTAAACCCGTTTCCATAAACATAAATAGAACCATTGTCTACAGATAAGACTCTGCCAAATGGTTGAATTCTATTGCTTCCCGTTGGACGAGTTTTTGTAAATCCGCCGCCTGATGCTACGTACAGAAGATCTCCGTCTGAGTAAGACGTAAGAGTTACACCTGTGACAACACCATGTGTAAGAATATTTGTAGAGGCTGCTGAAGCAACACTTGCGGTAGTAATACCGTTGGCTGGAACTTTTGCGACGTTTGAAGCATCTGCAACGTCAAAAGTAATCTCAGCGAGACCTACAGTCTGAGAGTTGATGTATACGGGAGTAAATGCCGCTACAGTTCCTTCGGTTGCGTTCTTTGCATAGACTAAGTTTCCTGTAGAGCCTGTTGCTCCCGTAGCGCCTTGAATTCCAGTAGGTCCTGTGATGGAAGCGCCTGTTGCACCTGTTGAACCAGTAACACCTTGTATGCCTTGGATACCCTGAGCGCCAGTTGGTCCTTGTATACCCTGTGGGCCTGTTTCTCCTTGGATGCCTTGGATTCCCTGAGAACCAGTCGCACCCGTTACACCTTGGATTCCTTGTGGGCCAGTCTCACCTTGGATTCCTTGTATGCCTTGTGCGCCTGTAGCGCCAGTAGGGCCTTGGATTCCTTGCGGTCCTGTAACTGTAGATGGCGCTCCTGTAGAACCCGTGGCGCCTTGGATGCCTTGTGCGCCAGTTGGTCCCGTAACAGTTGAGTCAGCGCCAGTTAAACCTGTCGCTCCAGTTGAACCCGTAACTCCCTGAATTCCCTGAATTCCAGTTGCACCGATGTTTCCTTGAACACCTTGGATACCTTGAACACCCTGGGAACCAGTAGGTCCAATATTCCCTGTCTCACCTTGAATTCCCTGAGCACCCGTTGCTCCAGTTACACCCTGAATTCCTTGTGGGCCTGTTTGACCCTGAATTCCAGTTGCGCCTGTTACACCTTGGATTCCTTGAAGTCCTGTGGCACCTGTGGATCCCGTAACACCCTGTGGACCTGTCTCACCTTGAATGCCTTGAATTCCCTGTGCGCCTGTAGCACCTGTAACTCCCTGAATTCCTTGTATGCCTGTAGCGCCAGTTACGCCCTGAATTCCTTGAGCACCAGTTGGTCCTGTGACACCCTGGATTCCCTGTGATCCAGTTGAACCAGTTGATCCTGTTGGTCCTTGCTCTCCAACAATGCTAAAAATCCAAGAATTATAAGTTCCAGACCCAACTACGTTATTGACAAGTACTGTTATCTGCGCATCGTTTGAAACACCAAAAATTAAACCTTCCATGTAATTAGTGGCACCGCCACCGTAAACAATTCTTACGCGATTACCCACAGCGTAAGCACCAGTATTTGAAGTATTAAAAGATTTACTACCAAGACCCATAGCAACTGAACTAGTGGAAACTACGTAATATCCGCGACCAGTGTTTCCAGTAGGACCAGTTCTACCAGTTGGGCCTGTTTCTCCTTGAATTCCTTGTGGACCTGTGTATCCTGTTGGACCTGTTTCTCCTTGGATGCCTTGCGCTCCAGTTACACCTTGTATACCTTGCGCTCCTGTAGAGCCTGTTACGCCTGTAGGTCCCGTGTATGTAAGTGCATGAGTTCCAACTTCAACCCAATAAGTGCCGTCGTAAATGTAGATTTTGCCTGTGGTGTTGTCATACCATGCTTGACCATCAGTAGCGCCAGTTGGGGCAGTAGCGCCAGTATCTGCAAAGTTTCCTGTAGCGCCAGTGCGTCCAGTTGGACCTGTGGAACCTTGAACACCTGCAACACCAGTTGGACCAACCTGGGTGTACATAATTTGTACTGCGGTAAGAATGATTGAAGGTACTGCTGGGGATACTGGAGATGTGCCAGCAGGTAAGGATTCAACTCTAAGTTGTGTGCTAGATCCAGACCAGTAAACCTGTACTTGTTGTCCTGCAGTTGCAGTTGCAACATAGTTAATTGTAATTACTTGACGGTTTGGCTCACTCGCAGATTTGCGTGGTTGTAGATCTATTTCAGTTGCAGAGTCAGGATAGTCAACATTGTTAGTCTTTAACCAGAAAATTGCTTTTTCTACAGAGTTGGCAAGGTTGGTAATTTGGATAGAAAACGTAAGGCTATAAGTTCCAGCGTTGTTAAAAGTAACTTGATTGCCACTAACAATACTTACGCCATTTGATTCTGATGTAGTTCCAATAGCAATAACTTGTTCTGCAGTAGTAGAAACAAGAACTTGATCCGTCATGTCGTAGAACGAACCGTAGTAGCCTAAAGTTCCACCAGTACCGATTGAACCTTGAACACCAGTTGCGCCCGTACGTCCTGTAGCGCCAGTTGCACCAGTTGCACCAGTTGGTCCTTGCGAACCTGTCGGACCCTGAATACCAACAGCACCGTCAAGGTTTACTTCCCACGAGGAATAAGTTCCTGAACCCGTTTTGCTTTTAATAGTTGCAACAAGATCACCTGTTGATGGGTTGTATGAAACAACCTCAGCGTGCATATGGTTGGTGTCGTTGTAAGAAACAATAATTGTCTGATTCATCGAATAATCAAGATTTAGATCATTCGTTATTATGTTTAGAGTTCCGCTATTAGCAATGGTTAGCGTAGTGCTTGAAGTTGTATGGTAACGGTCACCGTCTAGACCTGGACTACCAGTTGCTCCTGTACGTCCAGTCGCTCCTGTTGCTCCAGTAGGTCCTGTATATCCCGTAGGGCCTGTGACAGTTGACTGGGCTCCCGTAGAACCAGTTGAACCTGTGTAGCCAGTTGGTCCCATTGGGCTTGAGCCCACTTCAACCCAGTAAGAACCATCCCAGATGTAAACCTTGCCCGTGGTGTTGTCATACCAAGCGGCGCCCTCTACAGGTGCAGTTGGTCCTGTAGTACCTGAATTAGCAAAAGCGCCAGTGCGACCTGTTACGCCAGTAGCGCCAGTGGAACCTGTAAAACCTGTCGCTCCCGTCGCGCCAGTAGGTCCTGTGTAACCTGTAGGCCCAGTTACTGTGGAGGGTGAACCTGTGGAACCAGTAGAGCCTGTTGAACCTGTAGGGCCTGTGACTCCCTGAATGCCTTGAATACCCTGTGAACCTGTAGAACCTTGAGCGCCTGTACGACCTGTAGCGCCTGTTGGACCAGTTGGTCCACCAGCAGGGCCAGTTGGACCTGTGCCACCACCACTAGAAAGAATCTTTGTAGTTTCAAGATTACGGAGACGACGGTCATGGTTTTGGAATAAATTATTAATGTCCTCAGCCACCAGTCACCTCCCACTCTGGTACAAGTTCCAAGGAAACAGTCTCTGGGAAAGACGGGTTATCAGGAACACTTACTTTCATGGACTTAATTTTACGTACTAAAAGACCGTTTCTATTTTCATAAGGTGGCATAAGTCTGTAGTTAATAAAAGAATCTCCAGGAATTACAACGCACCAGTCTCCAGGTTTGTAAGTTCCAACTTTAGGATCAAAGGAACCATCAACAACAATGGAGTACTCGCCGATTGGTGGGGCTAGTCGGTAACCTAGGGCTAAAGCATATGGAGCAACTTCTTGGTCTGACTGAACTGCATAATCACGGTCTGTGATTGCTGTTTCTAAAATAGGCCAACCAAAGTCTAAATAACTTAAGTTGGTATATGACGCGTACCACTTCTGTGCATCTGTACCTAAATCGTTAGCGCTGTCTACAACCCACGTACGAGTAGATGCGACATCTGCATTTTCTGAAAGAGTCAAACTTGAGATATTTCCTGGGTGTTCAAAAATAAGATTTCCAGCGGAAAGTTTAGACGGACCGTAAAGAGTCTCTAAACTTGCACCATCATTTGCATCTCCATTTGGATTATTTACATCTTTTTGGACAAGCCATGCTTTAAAAGTATTACTAAAAGAATAAGTAGTTCCGTCATAGGTACATTCAACAAAGTAATCAAATCTAGTGTTTATAAGAGTTTGATTTACATCTGTTGTTAGGTACGAAGGAGCGCCAGCAACAGAGAAGTTTTGTAAAATTTCTCCAACGTATTTCATACTGCTACCGCGGAAAGTATATGGATTATCCGCTTCTAAGGAACTTACAATGGTGTAATCAGCAAGATCTGGGTCAATTGAGTAATCAAGATTAATACTTGAAGAAGCCTGCAGTCTGTCATGTATAGATTTTAAGATCGTGTATGGGTTTGCTACGTCAAGGTTTAGCGCAGTAAGTGCGGTATTCGCAGCAGTTGTAGAGACTTTGAATGTGTATGTAGTAGGAGCATTAGTGCTTCCTAGAACTGTCTTAGAATCCCCGTTAATGAGTGCATTGACGCCCTTAATACGAACTACACTGCCTGCCACAAAGTTGTGCGGCTCTTCGGTAGTTAAAGTTGCTACGCCACTAGTGACAGAGTACTCAGTTACCACATGGTGTACGTCAGATGCAGAGTATCCAAGGTATTCTTCCGTGCTTAATTGATCTGTGGTAACAGAACTAACTAATGTTTCAATAAGATTTTTTACTGTGACACCATCAGTTATTGTCAAAGTTTTCCAATAAATTCTATGAAAAAAGTAACTTGTAAACTCCAACGCTGTTATATTTAAACGCTTGTCTGAGATGTTATAGTCACGACCCCAAATAATTCCCCCCCATACGCAAGTGGTATCACGCATTACATAAAGTGCATATTTACCTGGGACCGTGGTGTTGTATAGATCAAAGTGATTTTGATTTTCATCGGCTGCAATGGATCCAGAAAATGAACCAGCAGTAGTGATTTTACGTTCCCAGGAGACCTGACCAAAAGGGACTTCCATGACAATAGCACCAGTCAACAAGTCCGCTATAAAATAGCGATAACTTGGTACTACTGTAGTCTCTGGCATTGTATGTCTTTCGGTTTATGGAATTAGATAAGTTTATCAGTTATTTTTTAGTCGTACCATCTAACAATTACAATTCCTGAACCACCATTGGTTCCAAGAGCAGAACCGCTGTAACTTGGAGCACTTGATGGAACGCCTGAATGACCACCGTTACCAGTATTTGCTGCGGGAGCAGTTGTAGTACCTGAAATAGTTTTAAAGGTGTAATCATAGAGATCCATAGAAACACCACTTCCACCCTTGCCATACATAGTGCTTACGCCGCTTATGTCGCTTAATACACCATCTAAACCACTAAAAGTATTGCTAGATGCACCTATACGACCACCGCCTGCACCACTCTGCGGAAAAGTTCTACCGTAGAGATTAGCACTAGCACCAGCACCCATTCCATTAGTTCCAGCCCCTGGAGCACCCACCACTGCGTCATATCCAACATTAAAATCTTTAATGATAGAAGCACCTTGTCCTCCAGATCCACCAACTGTCGAAGTAAGAGAACCAAAACTACTGTTACCTCCATTACTAGCAGCAGAACCTACACCTCCAGCACCAACTCCAACAGAGAAAGAAGACGCTGAAGTGACGCTTAGAGATGCAGAGTAAAGAACTTGGCCACCACCAGAGCCACCATTGGCTACAAAATCAAACTCAGCATTATCTCCAATATAGTTATAACTAGAGGGATAACCAGCGCGTCCGCCAGCAACTGTAAGAACATCAACGGTAGTTACGCCAGATGGTTTAGTCCAAGTACCAGAAGATGTAAAGGTGGACCTTTTTAGAGTTGCAACTCTTGTGGCCTGAGAAACCGTAGCGCTGTATGGTCCACTTGTGAAAGCAGTATTAGCGCGTACGCGGTAGTAATAAGTTGTGTTTTGGGTTAAACCAGTGTGGGTGTATGACCTAGTTGATCCCGTGTATATAGTAGTCCAAGTTAAATTATTAGGAGAACTTTGTAGCGTGTAGTTGGTTATAGTAGACACACTTGTAGGGGCCGTCCAAGTAAAATCATTGGTGTAAGCATTAGTATTTGATGCCGTTAGAACAGGGGATCCTGGCGGTGGCGCCCAGACAGTACCCCATGTTGCGCCGTTTTTTACATATACAGTACGCACCTGACGAGGAGTAGATCGGGGAACACTATTAAAAATATATGCAGCGCCTTGATTACTAGAAGTAGTATCTTCTGCTTGCGCACCAATTAATAGAGTATTACCGTCTGATGAAATAGCAACAGACCAACCAAACCAATCATCTGCTGCTGGGACCAGTTCCCCAAGTTTTTGCTGCTGAGTCCAAGTGGAACCTGAACGAGTAAATACGTAGGCTGCGCCTTGGTTTGAAGTTGGAGTGTCTTCTCTATATGCACCAATTAAAGCCGTGTTACCACTCCCCGATAGGGCTACTGAAAAACCAAAATAAGCATCTGATGTCGCATCGGATGCAAGCAACTTTGCTTGCTGAGTCCATGTAGAACCTGAGCGAGTAAATACGTACGCTGCGCCATTTTGCGTATTTGTAGAAGTATCCTCTCCATAAGCACCAATAAGTGCTGTGTTACCGTCTGATGAAAGCGAGACTGCGCAACCGAAGAAGTCACCTGACAATGTGTCTGATGCAAGGAGTTTGGCTTGTTCAGTCCAAGTAGAACCTGACCGAGTAAAGACGTATGCGGCGCCTTGGTTTGAGTTAGCACCTGTGTCCTCTAATGCCGCACCAATAACGGCTGTGGTGCTATCTGCTGATAAAACAACTGAGGTACCAAACCCGTCACTACTTGCTGCATCACTGGCTAGTAATTTGGCTTGCTCAGTCCAGGTAGATCCTGAGCGCGTAAATACGTATGCGGCTCCTTGGTTTGTGTTTGGAGACGCACTCTCATTAGGGGAGCCAACAATTGCCATATTGCCGTCTGTTGAAAGTGAAACTGAAGATCCAAAAGTATCACTGCCTGCTGCATCTGATGCAAGGAGTTTGGCTTGTTCAGTCCAAGTAGAACCTGACCGAGTAAATACGTAGGCTGCGCCTTGGTTTGAGTTTGGAGAGGTGTCCTCTCCTTGCGCGCCGACTAAGACTGTATTTCCGTCTGCAGAAATTGCTACTGAAAAACCAAAGTCATCAGTGCTTGCTGCGTCGGATGCGAGGAGTTTGGCTTGTTCAGTCCAAGAGGAAGTTACAACACCACCAGAACTATATCGAGTAAAGACGTATGCAGCGCCTTGATCCGTATTTGGAGAGGTATCTTCAGCACGGGCGCCAACTACTGCTGTATATCCGTCTGAGGAGATAGCAACTGAGTAGCCTAGGTAGTCGCTTGTTGCTGCATCGGAAGCAAGTAGTTTGGCTTGTTGCTCTACGTAATAGTCTAAAGCAACATTACTAGTAATATTTACTGGTGATACCCAACCAGAAGACGCTGTTCTTATTTTAAAATCTGGCATGATTACTCACTAAATCTGAATCCAGATATCTCCACTTGAACCACCAGTTGGGCCAGTAGCAGATATAGTAACCGAACCACTAGCACCGTTTGAGTGAAGTACAGATCTCCATGCAGGAGTTATGTTGTCATATATTTGATAACTATTAGTGGCAGTATCGAAACGAGCCTTGCCAACACCACCAGTTGGGTAAAGTCCACTGGCAACATAAGTACTGTTGTAGTACTGCATTCCACCTAATACGCTTATGTATTGTCTAGTATCAACAACATTTATAGCAGGGATATTCCCAGCATTTCCACCTGGAACAGAAACTGTAGCAAGTCTAAGTTTTGTTTTACCGTCTAGTGTTGTACCACCAGATTTTTCAACTTTAATAGCAAAAGGCACGCGGGCAACTGCAGAAGAACTATAACTATTAGAAATAACTCCTGAAGAAATGTCTGCAGAAATTTTTGCATAAGTAAAAGTAGTACTAGTTGGCACTAATGTAATTTCATACGTTCCATCAAAGGTACCGTCTACACCTTTGACAGTTACAATTTGACCCACAGCGAATCCGTGAGAAGCAGATGTAGTTAAAGTTGCTTTATTGCTTGCTAATAACTTATTTGTAAGAACTGCTGATCTTATAGCCCCTGTGATGAGGTCTCCAACATACGCTACAGCACGTACATCAAGAAGAGCACCGCTACTAACTGTACCAACACCAGTGTAACTAAATGCTGTAGATGTTGGTGCAGGGTCAGCCAAAATCACATGAGATCCGTCAAACTGACTATCTACACCAGAAATAGTTACTGTCTGTCCAGCC